ACTTCTTACAGCGCCAGCGTTTCTGTCTCTATCAAGGTTTTCTGAAGCAGCGTCACCAACTGGGTCGTCAGCCATACCTCTGCTTGGGCGTCGCATTGGTGGTCCCATTGCTTCGTCGTATTCATCAGCGTTGTCATCGCTACCCATACGGGAAGCCATTCCGCTTCTGCGTTGATTTTGCCATGCGCGGGTTGCAGCATTGGTGTCAACTCTTCCACCAGATGCACGGTCGTTTACTCCAGGAATTGCAGGACGTGAGTACGGCGTTCCTTCTTGTACGATTCCGTCTCCGTCACCGTCCCATGCTTTTGGGTCAAAGTTTACCGCGCCCCTACCGGCGCGGCCTAATTTTCCCAGGCCCCCGCTTAGCGTTCGCCCCAGGGCTTTTTCGGCTACGCCAATAGCCTCTATAAATTCTTGTGTTACTTCGGTTGTGATGACAATGCCATCTTCCGTCACGTGAGATTCAACCCTGTGATAATCAAAAATTGGGTCAAGTAATTGCTTGGTCTCAAACGCGTTTTCCAGTTTGACAGGAATTAGGTAATCACTTTTTGATTCAACATCTTTTTCCGCTGATGAAACAATGTCTTGAAGTGTCTCTAGGACTGTTTTTAGTTTTGACATATTGCGGGAACTAAGCGTTCTTCCAACTTTTACATCAAATGTCTCGTCAAGAATCTGAGCAAGATTTTCTAGTTCTTCGTCAAAGGCTGATTTTTCATAATCCTCACCTTTAGGCATTACGTATTCAGGACTAACAACGAAGTTCGTTGCGCCAGTTGGCACGCCAGGCTTGACCTGCATTGGCATTGAAGGCATCTGTGACGGAACAACCGTACGTGAACCACTCGGTTGTTGTCCGTCTGCCAGTTCAGGCTTGCCAAACATAAAGGTAACGTAATTGTCTGGAGTGTGATATCCGATTCTGTACATTACAGAACGACCATCAGAGGTCATTCTTCTGAACTTTGCCGTGCTTTCAGTAGCGGAAACTAGTTGAATTGAGGAACCGCTTCTGCTTTGTAGTTCGCGTGTCAATCTTTCTTTTTCATTGTCACCAAGCGCCCGAGCAAGACCCTCTGAGAAAATTGGTTTGTCGTCGTCATCGTCGTCATCATCACCCTGTCTAACGACGATAATTTTTGGACCTTGGTTCATTCCAGTATGGTGAGGCATCATCATTCCGGGCATGTGCTTTTCGGCTGTTTCGTCAGACTTTACAGAAATTGTTCCAGTCAATTGATTGGCACCATGTAGTACTGGCGATACTTCGTAAAGTTCAACTTCTTTTAGAATGTTTGCTTGGATGTTCGGGTCAAAAATTGAATCAAGCGTTTTGTATCCGATTGACCACTCTTGTTCTTGTCCGAAGAACGCGACGTTGGCGAAGGCTTCCCGACCTTTTTCTGAGTTGAGATTGAATTGAACCTTTGCGTACAAGCCACCAATACCGGCGTTGAGCATCTTTGTTGGAAGTCTTCTGTCCCCTGGGGCAACTTCGTAAATCTCAAGAACTTTACCGATTGGGTCGTTCCAGTTGTGTCCCCAAACAACACGGGGCTTGCGGCGGGTAAGGCTTTTGGTGAATGCTCCAGTAATTAGAACGTCTCCTACTGAGTCCTTATTGCCGATGCCGGCGACGAAACACTCAACGACGCCTTGGGCCTCGTCAATGTTGAATTGGCCTGGAATGGCTTTAAATTGAATATCTTGCTGACTCATGTCGCTCCTAATGTCTTAATTGATAATAAAGGATAAGGAGTCAAACGATTGCAAGTATTGAATACAGATATTAACGTTTCTTTAAATAGGTTTTGCTATTTACAGAAATTAGATGTTTGAACCCATTGACCACGCCCGACGCGTTTCGTCTTCAGCAATTTGCGATTTCTTTTTTGCTAGGAGATTGGTAAATGTTCCAACAAGAGCAGTGCGCAAAGTAGTTACCTTGTCTTCTTCGCCATGTACGCCAAGTGTTGCAAACACGGCATTGTTGATTTCCTGTGCAGTTTCATCGTTGACTGACTTGATTCTGGTTATTTGCGAGTTGACATGAGCGACGATATCTTCTTTTTTTAACGGCATCTTGACAAGATTTTTTTCGGAATATGTTGTTTGTGCATCATTGATAATTGCGTTAAGAACAGGCCTAATGTCTTCGTCCATCTGTTTAGCCCATACATCTGCGCTGAAAATGCTTTCCACATCAAGCGCTCCTGTTGCCAATAGTTTTCTAGATTTAATACCAGAGGCTTTCTCAAGAACAACTCTCTGTTGTCTCTCAAATACTCTTTCCAGGCTTCTATCAAGAATCTCTGTCCATCGGTTAAATGTTGTGTCAACTTTTGTTTGCCACTCTTGTTCGCTCTTGCTTTGAAGCGCCGAGTAGTTTGCGGATGCTTGCGCTGGCGCGGTTGGCATGGCTCCCTGCTCTGGAGACATGACACCGTCAACTGGTGGCATTCCTGCGTTTTGAGCCATCTGTTCACCCTGTGTTGCGAGTTCCATAGCACCCTGCATGGTTGTTGGGTCTGGAGGCATTCCCTCTGCACCTGGAGGCATTCCTGGCATTCCTGGCATTCCGGGCATTCCTGGTGCCCCAGGGACTCCTGGAGCCCCCATTACACCGGCCTGAGCAGGCTCTTCCATCTTCTTCTTCGTGTTTGCAATCGGAGTGAGGTTTGGGTTCCATAAAAGAGAATCGGCAAGGTCGCTCTCAACTTCTTTTCTGCCAGTTCCAGTTCTGTATTCGTTTGTGCTGATTAGACCTTGACCAAGTTCATCCTTGAGGTATCTGTTTCTTTCCTGTTCGTAAAGAATAAGAACAGGAACATTCCTGACGTCAAAGTCAATGTAATGCTGGTCGTCAAGTTCATCTAAGGCACGAGCAATTGGCTCTAAATGCGGAAGCATTGTTTCGTTCCAAAAGACTCGGATTTCTTCACCAGCGTTAGAGAATGTTCTGCCAGCAGCGTTTCCGATAACTGATTCCGGAACACCAAAAGATGCAAGAATTTCTTCCTTAGTAATTTGACGCATTTGAATATATGCAGCGTCACGAGGACTGGCGGATGTATCAACAAAGTCAGCACCATCGTCAGAAGAGATAACGGTCGTTGCTCCAGCACGAGCAATGTTTCCCCTGAATCTGCTCTTTAGTTCTTCTTTGTCATCATCGTCAATTTCTCCACGAAGAACAAGAAGACCTCCTGGACGACCATCGTTTAGAAGGTAGTTTCTATTGTAAACCTTTGCCAAGTTTTCAATCTCAACAGCAATACCAGCAGCCTCTAATGGGGTCATTGATAGGTATGGGTCTAATGGATGTGGTTTGCGAATCCAAATAACATCTTTTGGTTTCATGATTATGGTGCCGCCGTTTGGCATCTTCACTTCGTAACCAGCAACAAAATTTCTTGGGTCAGGAATTGGTGAAGTGCTTTGTGGGGGTAGAAGGTTGAGAGCAATTACTCCGCCGTCCCTGCCATAAATTTTTTCAATAAACACCCCTCGTGTGCTCATTAAGAGTTGAGAAGAAAGCCTGTATCTAAATATAAATGAATTTTCACCTATATTGGATTTTGTGTTCAGAATTTTTAATATCTCTGAATTTTTTGCTTTTGAACCTACAATAATCTCACCCTGCGGAGAGTTGTCTTTCCTAAGAATCACTGGGAGTCTTGCTTGGTTTCCAGCAATTGCGTCAATACAACGAGCAACCCAAGTTACCTTCTGCATTCCTTCTTTATAAACACGCTCAATATCCCACGAGTCAGAATACGCTTTTCCGGCATAGCCAGGGTTGTGCGCAATTGGAGCGCCAGGACCGACGCTCTTTGTGGACTGATTGTTCAGTGATTTATTATTAAAGTTATTCCAAGCCATTTTCTACTCAAGACCTAGCAAGAAACCTAAAATTCCGCATGTAACACCCGCCGAAATGAAACCCAAAGCAGGCGAAACCATGCTCGCCCCTATACTTGTAAATAATATAAATCCTACCATTAAAACGTTGGCAAAGAATGGGCGAGTCGCTAATTCTTTTATCGCCCCCCATAAAAACTTAATACTCTTTACACTTGCAGACTTCGTTTTAGTGATGAAATTATTCATATGCTCACACCGTAGCGCATAAAACATGCCTAGTGTGCAATTGCCTTATAGAAAGAAAACCATGACTACTGACTGGATAAAAGTTCTTGAATACTTAGAACCAAAGAAACCTGAATTCTGTCCAGAAGAGGCATCTATCACTCAAAGAGTTTTTTTGAGAACGAATGGTATTGAAGCATTATTCGGTGGTGCCGCAGGCGGTGGAAAAAGTTCAGCACTTTTAATGTCAGCCCTGCAATATGTTGATGTTCCTGGATATTCAGCCATTTTGTTTCGTCGTACATATGCTGACTTGGCGCTCCCTGGTGCCCTCATGGATAGATTCAAGACATGGATAGACGGTCATGACGATATTCACTGGAACGCAAACAGTTACGTAGCGACATTTCCTTCTGGAGCAAGAATATCTTTTGGGTACCTAAACAACACAAACGACTACCTTCGTTATAAAGGGTCAGAATTTCAGTTTATTGGAATGGATGAGGTCACCGAAATCCGTGAATCGGACTATCGGTACATGTTCTCCCGTTTGCGCCGCCCCAACTCAGGACCGTTATCTCAGGTTCCATTGAGAATGCGGTGTGCCTCAAACCCTGCTCCAAACTGGGTTAGGCAGAGATTTATCGTTGAGGGAACCGAAAAAGGAAGAATTTTCGTTCCCAGTAAACTGACGGACAACCCTGGAATTGACGCTGACTCCTATCGCCAAGCCCTGCAGGCTCTTGACCCAATTGAACGGCGCAGGCTTGAAGAGGGAGACTGGTGGAGCACCACCTTGGGAACTCTATTTGAGAGAGAAAACATCGTAATAATTGACAGTATTGAGGTGCCAACCGTCACGTCAGCGGCCAGGGCTGTGCGTTTCTGGGACCTTGCAGCCACCGAACCTTCCCCACAGACACCCAACCCCGACTGGACAGTTGGAACTTTGGTCCTTTTTGACGGTGGGGTTGCTTACGTCTTGGACGTTAAGAGGGCTCGTGTGAAGGGAGAGAAGGTGGAGCAACTAGTTGCCCAGACTGCCTACGAGGACGGAAGAGGAGTTGCCATTAGGATGGAGCAAGAGCCTGGTTCGTCAGGAAAAGCCCTCGTGGACCAATACGCCAGATACGTTGTTCCAGGGTTTGATTTTTCAGGAATACGGGCAACTGGCGATAAATTGACTCGTGCTAGACCCTTTGCGGCTGCTGTAGCCAATGGAAACGTAAGAGTTGTAAGGGGTACGTGGTTGAGCGACTGGTTGGACGAAATGTCGTCGTTTCCAGAGGCTTGCGACCACGACGACCAGGTTGACTCGGTTGTTGGGGCATTTACACATTTGACTGGCCTGGGGTTGCCACAGAGGAAAATCGTCAGTATCATCGTCTAGGTACCCACTACTAACCATAGGTACCTACTACTAGACGGAAACAAAATGATAACTCCAGCGGATTTACGAATCATGCTCGTAACCCTTGACAACTTCCTCAATAGCGAAGGCGTCACCGAAGCCGACCTTGACGTCTGGTCTGAGCATCTTGTAATGCTTAACCACGTAAAGAAAGATATTGCTTCAATTTACGATTCGTTTGCAACCAAGATGGTTGACAAAATGCAGTCCGAAAAGAAGACAGAATTAACACTTAGTACCGGTGCTGAAATCAAATGCAAAGTTGGCTCTGCTCGTAAATCATGGGACAGCAAAGGCCTTATGATGCAAGTGTTTGAACGACTTCAGCAGTCTTCCGTTGATATGGATACTGGCGAAGTGACGTTGTCAACTGAAGAAATTGTCAATAGAATACTTGATTATGTCCAACCCTCGTACTGGCGTGTTGGCGCACTAAACGACTTAGGCATCAACGCAGACCAGTACTGCGAAGTTGGTGAACCAAAAACAAATATCGCTATCTATACAAAAGGTGAAAAATAACAATGACTGCTAAAAAAATTGCTCTAGACAATACTGAGACTGAAGAAAATATGATTGATGTAGATGTGTGGTTGCGTCGTCAAGAAGAACTTCGCATTAAGGCAATTGCTGGGAGAAACGATATTCAAGCATCTTTAAACGAGCCGTTTCCCAAAGAAGTTGAACGTCAACTCAAAAAAGGCGGAACTTCCCTAACTTACATTCCTGTCAGCGAAGTAATTTCACGACTTAATAAAGTTCTTGGATTTGACGGTTGGGCATATGAAATCATCAAGTGTGAACGTGATGCTCTTGACCCAGAATTTATTGTTGCTCACGTACGTCTCAGCGTGCTTTCAAAAGACGACTTTATCAACGTTGTGAAAGACGGATTTGGTGGTCAGAAGATTAAGCGTACAAAGGCTGGCGATATTGTTGACCTCGGTGACGAATTCAAGGGGGCTGTTTCTGACGCATTGAAAAAAGCCGCTCAAGCGCTTGGCATTGGTCTTTACCTTGCTCGCTCAGAAGAGGCAATGGAAATTGAAGCAGAAGTTTCTATTGACCCGATGATTGAAGAATTGTGGGAACAGTTCGTCAGCCTGTCTAAGGGTTTGACTTCAGAAATGAAGACAAAACTGAATTCTTTCTGGATTGAGCATGCTGGGGATAGACCAAAACCAACAAAGACAACAGCAACCGTTGTTGACCTACACGCCCTTATTGAGCAGTGTATTTTGTACAGCATTAACGACGGTCAATAAATGTTTACCCCTCCGCCACATTTGTCCCCATCGTCAATGGGGACCTTTGAGCAGTGTCCATTAAAATTTAAGTATTCAAAAATTGACATGCTTAAAGACGACCCAACAGAAGCAACCCTGATGGGTAACTTTGTGCACGATGTTCTAGAAACTCTTTATCACTGCAATCACGAAGAGAGAACGCAGGACGAAGCAAAACTCATAGCGGCCCAACTATGGGAAAATGGGTGGAGCGACAGAGTTAAGCCGTGGGTTCGTGGCGACGAAGCATTGCGTATGTTTAGGTGGAAATCCTGGTGGTGCATTCAGAACCTGTGGAGAATAGAAGAACCTACCCTTGTTGCCCCAATAGGTCTTGAGCATGAACTAAATGGCGAAATAGGCGGAGTTCGTATCAAGGGGTTTATAGATAGATTTGACAAGAACGAAACTGGTTTTACTATTTCGGACTATAAAACTGGTAAAACCCCAAAGAAAAACTGGATTAGCGATAAGTTTTTTCAACTCTTGATTTACTCTCATTTGCTTGAATCAACAGGCGTTGGTAAAGCAACTACAGTTGAACTCCTGTATCTAAAAGACGGCGTTCAGTTTAGTCAGGCAGTAACCGAGGAAGACCTTTACAAAGTTGAAGCAACCGTGACTGAGACAAAAAAGAAAATAGACATAAAGTGCGAGACTGGCGAGTTTGAACCAAACAAATCAATACTCTGTAATTGGTGTTCCTTTAAAAAGATATGTCCTGCATGGCGGTCATGATTAACGACGACGTATTCGCACGAATGGTATCTGAGGAAGTTAAAAACAAACTTTCTTCCGTTCAGAAACAAATCCTTCTTGAGCCTGAAAATTGGCACAGATGGAAAGACGGTTTGCTTCTTTTGGTTGAAAACCTTGACATTCAGATTGAGGGCATAAAGGACGATGCCGATGCCGATGCTGAAAGATATTTGTCAATGGGCAGGAGTGGCGAGAGACTTGCTGCTGAAGCGGCTCGTGAATATCAGCACCGAATAAAAAAGATTGACAGATTTAAATTCTATGTAAATCATCGCCTTGATGAAGTTATGACAATGATAGAAACCGGAGAAACAGTATCTTCCGACGGCTGGGGTAGGGCTTCGTTTCTTGAAAATGCAATCATTAAACATAAAAACCTTTTACGAGAATACGACCTTGAGGACACATCAATTGACAGGGCTTTATGGGCTGCAATAAATGGCAACTGGGAATTTGATGACATTAATGAAAGAAATTTGTAGTACGCATCTCGTCTACTGGTTATAAATTGAACTAGACTCTGTCCGTGCGTCACAGGTCAAAGAAAAAAGAAGCGGAATATAGACTCCGTAGGCCCCTTGTGGAGAAACTTCTTGAAGAGAGACCACTATGCGAAGCCTGTCCAGTATTTGCCGAACATGACGGACTTGCAACGTATGTGCGTCGTTCTTCGCAGGATATTCACGAAATAGTTCGCCGCTCCCAGGGTGGCTCTATTCTTGAAGAAGATAATCTGATGGCTGTATGTCGCCCCTGTCACACCCGTATAGGAAACTATCCTCAACTTGCATTTGACCTGGGTTTAGCCAAAAGAGGTTGGGAGAGATGAGACTCATGGGTCTTGACCTTTCGCTTACATCTACGGGTATGTCCATGGACGGCGTAACTAGCGTTGTCCGCTCCAAAGCACGAGGTGCCGAGCGTTTGTCCGAGGTTACAAAGAGCGTATTGCATGAGTGTCTAGAAAACGAAATTGACTGCGTGGTAATTGAGGGGTACTCGTTTGCCTCCCGTAGTGGTCAAGCGTTCAGTATTGGTGAATTGGGTGGCTGTATCAGAATGACGCTGTTTGAATGCAGTATTCCGATTGTTGAAATACCGCCTACCTGCCGAGCAAAGTTTGCAACTGGACGAGGAAATGCATCAAAGGGAGAAGTAATCTCGGCAATCTCGGCAAAGACTGGAATTATTTTTAGCGGCGCTTCGGGCAATGACGAATGTGATGCATGGGTGCTTGAACAGATGGCCATTACTAAAGTAGGATTATCTGCATATCAATGGACCAAAGAGCAACTTTCTTCTTTTGAAAAGATAGATTGGTCACCAATGGAACACTTAATGGAGAATAATGATTTCGCGAAATAGTCCTATTAGTCAAGTAGATATTGAACACGAGTTAATGCGACTCCTTGAGATGTTGGAAGAAGAAACAGAAGCGTTTGAGTCACTTGCGGAAGATTCTGCAAAAAAAGAATCTCTCTACAAAGCAAATTGGGCTAAAGAATATCTATCAGCAAAAGGCTCAATCAAAGAACGTGAAGCATGGGCAGATTACAAACTTGCTGACGAAAACTTTGATTACAAAATTGCCGAGGCTCTCTTGAAGGCTAAACGAGAGAAACTTCTTTCTCTCCGCACTTCTATTGATGCTATGCGAACCCTAAACGCTAACGTCAGAGTTCAGGTAGGACAATGAAAAATAACATTTCGGAAGACCTTAAACCCCTTGCTGTAGAGATGGATTCTCTTATCCCTTTAGAGAAAAATCCTCGCAAGGGAAACATTGAAGCAATTATGGCTTCCTACGAAGAGTTCGGGCAGATGAAGCCAATAGTTGCTCGCCCTAACGACAACGGAACATTTACAGTCATTGCTGGAAACCACCAACTGGAGGCTGCTAGGCGTCTTGGGTGGAGCAAGATTGCTGTCGTCAAAATGGACGCCAATAACGACGAAGCGATTGCGTTTGCACTTGCCGACAACAGGACGATGGAATTGGGACACACTGACCCGTCGCTGCTTAACGACATGGTGATTGACCTGTATCAAGACTACCCCGAACTCTTTGAGGGTCTTGGATGGGACGAGTTTGAAGTGGCAGCAATGGAGGAGACTCAGATTTCATCAGAAATTATTTCCCCCATTGCAGATGCGTACTTCACTCCAACAATCCAGAACCCAGACGGAAACATTCCTATCAGTACTCCAATCAATATAAATATTGAAGAATCGGAAGATGGTGTTAGACGAATTGTTGCTGGCAACAACGTTGACCACAACCAAGTGGCAGTTAGCGGAAGCACTCTTGTTTCTCCTGGCTCTTCACCGCAAGCAGTGGTTCAGTACACAATAGTTTTTGACAACCCAGACCAGCAGCGTAGATGGTATGACTTTGTACGCTATCTCCGAAATGACCCAGGAATATCTGGAGTTACTACAGCAGAAAAATTAATTGACTTTATTGACATGCATACCGAGGTTTGAGATGAACATAGACGAATACAAAAACCGTATCAATAGAGCCCATACCGTCACTGGTGTTCCTTCTTATTGGGAAGAACTTCAAAAGATGACCGAAGAACGTGATTCTCTACTTCGTCAAGTAGACGAACTTCAGGCAGAAGTTTCTCGCCTATCGCAGATTGCAAAATACTAATGACTAAGCAGAGAATGTTCTTGGACATATCGTGCGTTGATGCTGCTCGTCAGAGAATTCGCCATGTCTATGACAACTTTGACACTGTATGTGTCCAGTTTTCTGGTGGAAAAGACTCAACTGCCGTCTTGTATCTTGCTAAAGAAATTCACGAAGAGCGTGGTCTTGGTCCTGTAAAAGTAATTTTCAGAGACCAAGAAATGGTCAGTCCGCTCGTTCATGACTATGTCAATAAGGTCAGACAGTACGACTGGGTTGACATGGAGTGGTACTGCCTTCCGTATCCGCAAGAAGTGTGGGTTCTTGGTGTTAGGGAAAATATCCTTTCATGGGATTCTTTTAGAAAACGAGAAGGTCGTCTAGTCAGAGAAATGCCAGAATGGGCAATTCATGCTGGACATTTCGGTCTTCCTGGTGACGAAGTGATGCCAGAAGGCATTGACTACTACACAATGCAGGGAAAGACTGGAAGCATTGCTTTCATAACTGGAGTCAGGGCAAACGAATCAATGGTTCGGTATAGGTCGCTAGTTCAGAAGATACATGAAAACTACATCGTCTCTCCCTATAAAATGAAAAAGTCAATACCTCTTAAATTTGCTAAAGTCATTTACGACTGGCAAATGGATGATGTTCTTAAATTCATATCAGAAGAGCACGATGCCGAGTACTGCGAGTACTACGACCTTGCCGCCATGACCGGCTCCAATACCCGAGTTGGCGTACCATTGCACGCAGTGGCCATCAGGCGCATCGGTGACCTAGTTGCAACAGAGCCAGGCTTCTATGACACCCTTTGCGACATATGGCCCAACATTGACGCGCAGAGGCGCTGGTGGCCGGATTTTAATATTGAGAAGTTTATTGAAAGTTATGCAATTGATGGTTTTGAAGGTGCTAAACGCTGCATTAACGAAAACATGCTTGACGAGATTGACAAACGACGCGCTCGGGCGTATACGGCAGATTTTAGAAAAAAGCACATCAAGGACCCATACTCATACCCAATCAACTGGCTTATTAGAAACCTGATTCTTAATGAGATAACAGTTTCCGCAGCAGCACCAGTGGGGCCAAAAACTAAAGCACATACACTTAGGGCGAAAGCAGCCGAGCAGGAGTTAAATAATGAACAATATTGAGATGGTTCCATTCTCGGAGTTACAAGTGGCCTCATTTAAGGCTACGTACATGCTGCGACCTGACCTTCTTGCGCTTTCTAGGTCTTTGATGGATTTTGGGTTTATGTTGCCAATAGTTGTACAAAAAGACACAAATATCATTATTGATGGAAACGAGCGATTTATGCTTGCTACCAAAAACAAGCACGTAAAGAGCCTCATGAAGGATGATTGTCCTGTCATTTATGTTGAATGCGACAGTCTTGACGCTCAATTCATGCATCTTAGGCTTAACCGTTCTCGGGGAAATCTTCTTGCTAAGCCAGTATCTAGCATTGTTAGGAATTTAATTAATTCAAAAAAATACTGTAAAGAAGATTTTCAAGAACTCCTACAGATGCATCACGACGAGTTTCACTTAATGCTTGATGGGTCCCTGCTTAAACATCGTAAAATTTCAGAACACAACTATTCTCGTGCATGGGTTCCAGTTGAAGCAGACGCGAAAGCAACGGAATTACAGGTCGCTATTGAGCGTCCACCAAATGCCGATAGGTGATTAATGGTACAATTTGCCGAGCACCCAATTCAAGGAGTTAAGCAATGGACGTACCAAAAACTGGTTTTTTAAGAAGAGTTCTAGGAGCCGAACGCGCCGGCCGTGTTCGCCGTACTGCTCGCTCCATTCTCCAGACAGGTCGCAGGCGCTTGGGTAGAGGCGGAGTTCAGGGCGAACGAGCCAGAGACATTGTAAGAGAAGGTGCTAACGCCCTTTTCCGTCGTGGTCGTCCTGGAAGATAATTAATACATCCCCGAGGGGGAATCAATGCTAGTTGAAGTACGAGACCTCGTAACATACATGGACATATCGCTGTCCCTAAGGCAGCAAGATGCTGCTGAAATTGTGCTGTCCGGTCTTCAAAGCGAACTGGAATCATACCTAAGAAGACCAATTGAGGTAGTTGAATTTGTTGAGGAGTATAAAGTTCCCACTACTCACAACGCCATACCAATGTCTTCATTTTTTTACCAAAGTAGTCTTGAGTCTTCTTTTTATACCGCCAACGGCAACTCAAGTCAATCTTCAATGAACTACGCAATGCCGCCAGAAACTATCTATCTTCGTAATTCTCCCGTTGCCCGAGTATTAAGTGTTCAGATACAAAACCAATGGACAACACCTACATACCTGGGTGAAGCGGTGAGCAGGGAAGCAACTGTTACTTCGGCTACTAAAGTCGGAACAAAAATAACGTTTACCTCTGCTAATCATAAATTTACAGTTGGTCAATATGTAACAGTTACGGGAATTACGCCTATTGGTTACAATGTTCTAAATAAAAAAATAACAGAAGTTACTGCGAATACGTTTGTTGTTGTAGTTGAGGCTGGCGCTTTATCCGCCTATGTTTCTGGAGGTTTTGCAGAGGCAATAGGTAGCAACTACACAGTAAGAAGATACGGAATAGACATTTTCAACATTGTTGCTGACGATACTGTAACGATTACCTATGAGGCCGGATTGGATGGAGCCTCAATACCAGTATTCAAACTTTTGATTCTTAGAGCAGCAACTAGGGAAATGCAGAACATGCATGATGACGTTGTCGGTATTAAAGATTTAGAGCCAAGAAATGTCGCTCCACTTGAAACAGGATTTACCGACAGAGAACTAATGTCTGTTAAAAAATACAGAAGAGTCAGGGTTGCGTAAAATGCGCGTACGGGTTGAAGTAAACACGAACGATGCACAGGAACTCCTGCAAGACGTAAGAGACAGAGTGGAAGACTTGCGCCCTGTTTTTAGAAGAGCAAAAAAAGATTTATCAGACATCTACACAAAACATTTCTTATCTAACGGCAGTGGTAAATGGGCTCCGCTAGATGCCGAATATGGGGCATGGAAGTCTGTTCGTTTTCCAGGTGCACCAACACTTGTTAGGTCTGGCGGATTGTTTAAAAGTATTGAAACATTTTCAGTTAGCGAAATAAATCGTCAATCAGCGAGATTTGGTACCGACGCACCAGTGGCAAAATTTCATCAATATGGAACCTGGAGCATGCCAAAACGTGAGATTATTTTTGAACCTCCTATGTTTGCAAAGAAACTAGCCAAAGATGCTGAGCGCTACATCGCCGAGGGCAACTAATGGAACTGATGTACGGTGCTCAATTTGCCAAGGCTTATGTTAATTCTTACCTTAGTGACGATATTCCTATAAGAATTATTGACTACAGAAATGGCTGGAACGCAGACGATGAGCAACTCCCAACTCCGGTCAAGTTTCTTACTTACGAGCCGATTGCTTTAGACGAATGGCCAACAATAATAACCGTTGTCATGTCAACCAACAGAATTGAAAGAATCGGGTATTCCGACTCCAACCCCCTCTACAGGGTTAACTACACAATGCGCACCTACGTATGGGTTAGAGATGTTGGTTCCGCAGAAACAACACTAATGAGAGACAGATTCACGACGGTCGTTAGGTCGGCTCTTTTAGATTACCCATGTCTAAAAGCAACAGACCCACAAGAAACGTTTCGCTTGCAGATAGACGAAGGCTCAATGCAGGAACAATTTTCTGACTTAACGCTCCTCAAGGGGGACAGAGTCCTTGCTGGGGCATACATATCTTATGACTTATCTATTGACGAAGTTGTTGACAGAAGACCACTCGCTGATGCATCTTCTGTTGTAATTGAATTTAGTAATCTAGACTTAACGCCGTAAATAGTGATGTACACTAATTAAAGTCAATCAGGAGCAAAAATGACCCATTCACACAAAGTTGAAAAAATCAAAGGCCAATCCGACTTTGAAAATGACGGCTCTGGACATATTGTTGTCAAGAATATTTCCGGAAGAAATATAACTATTGGTTTGCCCCCTGTTTTGCTATACCCGGAGGATGAAGCATTTTCTTGCGACGATAACCCGGAAATCCTTTCTGCCGTAAAGTCTTACAAACTTGAAATTGTCAAGACAGAAGAAACAAAAGAAAAGTCCAAAAAAACAAAAATTGAAGAAACAAAAGTTGAAAAAGTAAAAGAAGAAACTTTAACAACAGTTGCAGATTCTACCGAGCAAGTTTCTGTACAATTAGACTTGCCAGACGACAGTAAGACGCTTAACAGCGACGAACTTTAAGACACGGAGGTCACATGCCAGGCGTAACAATTACTACAGCAGTTAGAACAGGTCCTACAAGCACAACAGTGCGCGCTTCGTCGCAGGCATTTTTCGTTGGACTCGCTGAGCGCGGTCCTGCTGATGAGGCAGTTCTCGTAACAAGCCTTGCAGAGTTTGAAGAAACATTCGGTGGATATGTAACATATGCATACCTTCACCCAACCGTTCAAACCTTCTTTGAAGAAGGTGGCACACAGTGCTACATCGCAAGAGTCGTAGGACCTGGCGCAACTTCGGCACAAGTCCTTCTTAACGTAGGTGGTGTAGGTGGTGCTAACTGTATTCGCCTTACGGCAAATGGCCCTGGTACATGGGCACACGATATGGATATTGAAGTTGTTGCTAGTGGCTCAAGTAAAAATATTAAGTTGTACTACAACGATGTTCTTGTTTTTGCAACAGGACTCAAGTCAACAACGTTGCAACTAGTTACCGCAATTAATAGTAGTGCCATTGCCTCAAAGTACATGACGGCTGTAAAGTTGACAGACGGAATGCCAGAAGTCAGTGCAGTAACAGCGTTTGGTGCTGGAACTTTTGTTGATGGTGATGACGACAGAACTGAAAACACGGTTGATACTACATTCACAGCATTTTCTACTGCTCTTTCTTTGTTCAACGATTCTTTTGGACCTGGTGCAGTTTCTTGCCCAGAGACAAACGCAATCAACGCAGACCTAATTGCTCACGCAAACACATACAACAGAATTGCAATCTGCCACCTTGCAGAAGCAGCAACGGGAATTACCGCAGCAGCAGCATCACTTGCTGCTGAAACGGGTTCTGAGCATGCCGCCCTCTACTATCCTTGGGTTTACGTTCCAACAGACGTTGCTGGTGTAACAAGATTGATTCCACCAGATGGTTACGCTGCTGGAAAGCGTGCACTTGCACACAACCAGACTGGCCCTCATCAGCCATATGCTGGTCTCATCTCTGCTGCTCGTTTTGTTACTGGTGTTGAAGTTGATGTCAATAGAACTCTTGGAGACTCGCTTGATACAGACTACGTAAACGCAATCAGAATTATTGCCAACACGGTAAGAATCTACGGAGCGCGCTCTCTTTCACTAGACACAGAAAACTTCAGATTTATTACGACTCAAGATACGGTCAACAGCGTTGTCGCTGAGGCTAACGCTTCAATGGAAGACCTAATCTTCGCCGTTGTTGATGGTCGCGGTGGTTTGTTCTCCTCAATTGAGGGAAGACTGACCGGAATCTGCGAAAGAATGAAGGCTATCGGTGCTCTTTACGAAGCACTTGATGTCAACGGAAAACTTATTGACCCTGGTTACTCGGTCAAGTGCGACGCTTCAATCAATACGACTGCACAACTTGCAGGAGGAACAGTGAAAGCGCAACTCGGTGTACGAGTTTCGCCAATCGGTGACAAGATTGAAGTTACAATTGTCAAATCAAATCTAACAGCAACTGTTACAGTATAATCAGGAGTAAGCGATGGCTAAAGTATCACAGAGGCAAATCCTCGCAGAAATTGCGCCAATTGGCGCTAATTCACCAAAATGGACAGGTTTTAGATTTGCCCAGGTTTCAGGTGGAGAAATCACCGCATCCGTTGAGAAAATCTACCCAGGTGGAGCAAAGTTCCCGGAAGTTCTTTGTGCACCAGCAGAGATTGGTGACATTACACTTACTGCTCACTACGATGACGACAGAGTGGAATCAGACACCCAAACCGGTATCGCAGCCAAGATTAAGACATTGAGACCGCTTATTGGTCGCGTGTACTACGACGTAACTGTCACAACGTACGACTGCGACATCAAAGTTCAAGGTCTTGACCGCACCTATGCAAATTGCCTTCTCGTTGGAATGACTGAACCAGACGGTGATTCATCATCTGGTGCTCCAGCAACGTTTGCTCTCACATTTGCTGTTCAAGGCGTTGTCTAAAAATTAAATAAACGTTTTACAGCCTAGTTGCGCCATCCATGTGATGTTGTGCTAATGTGCTGTCATGACAGAAAATAACTCCCTTTATACCGAGCCTGATTCCCCGAAAAAGGCTGAGCCAAAGACTTCATCAATTCAAAAGATTGAAGAACCAAATGTCCTTTCACGCCTTAAAGAAGTGATTCAAAAGAAAGTTGAACGACCAGTCGTTCGTCTTGACGTGCCAGAACGTCCAGGTGTTTCTTTGCGAATCAGCCCAAACATTACGCAACACCAATTGCGTCAGTGGCGTAAGAACTCCGGAGAAGACAGCAAGGCCGGAATGGACTCCATTAAGTTCTCCTGCTACGTAATCGGAAGCACCACCGTAGGTATCGTTTTTGATAACGAAGAAGTTTATGACGAGAATGGCTACACGATGAACTTCGCAGCAGCCGACATTCTTGCGATGACAGATACAACTAGACCAATCCCAGAAGCAGTTCGTGCCTTCTTTGGTGTAGACCCTCACCTTGAAGCCGCCGCTTTGGCGATTCTTGACGCTTCCGGTTACTCGGATACAATTGACACCTCGGACCCTACGACGGAGTCTTCGGGGAGTTAGTAAATGACCCCCTAATCGTCTCTGCTGCGCGATTAGGTGAACTGTTTGGAACAGACCCTGTAAGACTCCTTGATTGTAGCGATGATGAATGGTTGATACGCCTTGCTTGTGCTAAAGTGGTTTCTAACGACCGCGAAGAACAACAAAAAGCGCAAAAAGCGTAAAAACCTTTGGTCGCTCATGTAATTCTGGAGTAGCCCATGGCCGAAGCGAAAATTGAACTACAGATTGATGTAGACGGTGCTGCTAGGGCTAAAGCACAACTCAAGAGCGTTGAAAGTTCTGTTGACAAACTTGAGAGAAGAATCAATAAAATTGGTTCTGGTTTTGCGTCAAGCACTGGCGGGGGCGCAGGCGGGGGTGCTGGCGGTTCTAGTCCTATTACAAAAACCCTCGTTAAATGGAAACGCTCTTTTGACCAATTTGACAAAGCAATCAAGATGGTTGGAACCGTCGGATTAAAAGGTTTGAGTCTTTCCCTAAAAGGTGCCACAATAGAAATGGCACTCATGGGTGCTGCAATGCTAGGTGTTCATGCTGCGTTCCTGCTGGGTAATGGAGCCATGAAACTCATGAGGTCTACTATGGGTCCACTTGCTGCTGGTATGGCCGCTGTAGTGGCTGCTGCGGCTGCTGCGTCGGCTGCAATACGTGAACAGCAAGCCGCAATGTTTGCGTACAAAACGACCAGCAAAGGTCAGTTCGGTTCTAGCCTCAACCAAACAAGACAAGTCATGCGTGGTCTTCATGCTGACGTGGACCTTGCTTCTGTTGGCGTAGAAAATCTAAACGTTGCTTTTGCCACCATCTCAAAAACTTCAACCTTCACAGGAAAAAGCCAAGGGCTTCTTAAAGGACTCATGGACTTCGCTTCAGCAGGTCAGCCGATTGAAGAAGGAATTAAAAAAGCAGCAGACCTGGTTGCGCTTCTTCAAGATTCAAAGAAATCATTCTCTGAAGCAAAAGTTTCCGCACAAAAACTATTTCCTGATAAAGCAAAAGTTGACGAAGCGTTTAAGAAGTTAAAAATAACTAACAAGAAATCTCTTGAAGCAGCAATCACCTCTGGTGAACTTTCAAAGGCTGCTGGTCTTGAAGGTCAGTTTGAAGCAGTGTCCGGAACGTTGATTAGCAAACTTAAAGGATACTTTAATCTTCTTAAAGTTCAATTTGGAGACATGGGTCAACCGCTTCTGGAGCCAATTAAAGAATCAATGTTTAAGATTTTCAATATTCTTAGTCGTGGGTTTGCAAAGATTTCAGGAAGCACACAAAGATTCGGCATGACGTCAATGCTTGATGGTCTTGTAAGCATGGTTCAAAAACTTACAGACCTTTCAGTTAACTTGATTAACGAAAACCTTGGCTCTGTTACTGGAATGTTTAACAAGATGGCTGGATGGTGGAAAGAGTTTAGATACGGCTGGGATGCCACGCTTGACAGACTAAGACCATTCATAGATGGTGCGCGTGTAATTGAAAGCATGTTTGGCGCAATTTGGGTGCATGTAAAGAATGTTGCCGCATCAAGTTTTGGACAGTTCAATGATTGGCTAGTAAATAACAAAGCAACCGTAATTGAGTTCGGAGATAGAATTGGTGAACTCATTGGCGAGATAATGAAGTTTCAAGCAGAAATGAAAAAGTTGCTACAAGACTTAATGCCTTTTATTAACGATGTTGTCAATGGTATTTCTGCGATGGTTAGCCAAATGACAAGTTTCATGAAGGGTATGCGTTCATTAAGTGGCGGAGGAACCATAGGCGCGCTTGCGATGATGCTTGGTATGCGTGGCGGACTGAACGCAATGAAGAACACAAAAGGCGGAATGGTCGCCAGTGCCGTTACAAAAAACGCAACTATCAATGCTCCGAATGCAACAATAGTTACTAACTCAAGACCTGGTGGTTATGCTCCAGGTGGCGGAGCAGGCGGAGTAACTGGTGGCGGTGGACTGGGAACAACTGGGGCTCATTACGGTCCTGGTGGTCCTGTATTTCCCGGAACCCGTGTTGCTCCTTCGGGCGGCGTGCTTCCCGGAGGTGGTGGGGTCATGCCTTTGCGTGGCGGTAGTTTTTCATCGGCAACAGGTGGACCTGGTGGCGTTTACGGTCCACGTGGGCCTGGCAGTCCTGCTTTTGGAATTGCTGGTCCTAGCGCTTTAGGAAGAGTGGGATTCACTGGTCCTGTTGGTCCATCGTCTTCACTTGGTGGAAGAATGGCAGTTCCTTCCGGAACGTATAGTTCACAACAAACATCCCCAAGCGGGAACATAATTTACAACTCGCGTGATTATAAAGTTGGCGTTTCAAAATTTAAAAATCCTAAATTGGCCATGCTTTCAACTCTCGCAAGACAGGCTTCATACGACACTTTTACTGCGGATGCCGGAGACCCCACGGGTGAAAAAGCACTAACCAACAAAATGAACCGAACCAACAAAAAAGGTGAATTAACAACAAGAGCAAAACTGGCAAGAAGAACAGCGGCGCAACGTGCTGCTCGTTCTGGAGACAGACAGTCCAAGGGCTATAAAAGAATGGAAAAGTTCCAAGGTTCGGCAGGAGCAAGGATGGGAACAGGTCTTGCTCTCGGTGCAATGTCTCAGTTTGCCCCAGAAGAGGCACAGGGTGCGCTTGCTTTAGGTGGTGCCGTAGGTTCAGTTAACCCACTTGCAGGTATTGCTGTAGCAGGTCTTGGAACTGCATTTAAATCAAGAACGGCAACAGGCGGTGCGGTTAGTGGTCTTGCTGGCGGTGCTGCGGCTGGTGCAATGATTGGCACGATGGGTGGCCCTCTAGGAATAGCGGCAGGTGCAATTATTGGTGGTCTTATTGGTTCTGTTTCTGGCGCAATCATGGGAACCCTCAATAAGAAAAAACTAGAAGTCAAAGCATCAAAAGCCGCTGCTGGTGAAGCAGTACAGAGCATTATTAATAACTCGCTTTCGTTTACTCTTGATGCCGTACGTAAAGAAACTGGGGTTGGCAGAAGCGCAACTAGAGACGCTTTTGGAACTGCATCAAAATACAATAAACAACTCCTTGCAGACACGGAAGGGGTTCCACTAAATAGAAAGAACTACGCTGGAATAGTTCCCGATGTTCTTAACCGTGGCGCTACTGGTGGACAAGCAGGACTTGCATTTGAAAACCTAACTGGTAAAAGAATGCCAAAAATTGCAAGAAAACTTCTTGGTGGCATAACTACAAACATGGACATAATAGGAAACGTTACTGCTGGTATTGTTTCCAAACTTGGTGGTAAGAGCCTTTTGGATAACAGGGTTTTGAATCCTCTCGGCTATGGAACAAATAACAAAAAAGACGTTGACAGGCAGAAGCAAGAATCAACATTAACTAATGTTTATAGAAATCAATCCAAGTACGGAACATCAATTTCAGAAAAGCAATACAAAGACATGATGAAGAAGCCTGGAGAGGCTTTGAGAAAAATGCGAAAAGATATGGAAGTCAGCGAAGCAGCGATGGCTCCACTTCAAAAGAACTACAACAGTCGTCTTGATGCTCTGGCAAAAATAACAGGAAAATCTGACCAAGAGAACATAGCCCTTGCTAAAACAATGGGCGTCAACTTGATGGACAGCACTAAAGACTTTACTGAAGTTCTTAAAGAACTTGGCTTGACAACAGTTAAAACTGCTCAGCAAATAGCAGCAGCCACAACAAGCATAGTGATAGATAATACATCAATTTTTGATGCACGTAACAAATCTCTTGCTGCTCCCAAAATAATTGACGAACGAGCAGAGTCTTTGAGAGAACTTGCCGCAGGTGGCGGAAAAGTAAAAGAAGAAGATATAAATACATATCTTTCTGACCAGGCCAAAAATTACACCGCTTACTTTGGTGAAGGCGGAAAAGCGTTTGCGCAAATGCGTATAGACTATGAGCAAGGTGGGGCTTTTAATAAAGGTAGAACTTTTCAAAATATTGACCCTAAACAACTTGACTTCATGAAGAGCCCTGCGTTCTTGGAATATCTTGATAAAACAGGAACAGAACTAGGCAACGAATATGGTGGAAACCTGAATACAAAACTATTGAAGTCCGGCAAGTCAATTGACGCAAACGAATTTACAAAAAGATTCAAAACGCTTTCTCCGGAACAACAAGCAAAACTTCAGGAAGCATCAGCGTCAGGTTTTGCATTACCTTCCGGGCGAGCCGGTATGGACCTGGTTGAAGCAGCAGGTGGAGATGCTACAAAAGCGTTGTTAACAATGATTGGTATGGGCGACCTGGTCACATCAACAGCAGCAGCAAAACAAGACAACATAGACCTGGCTAAACTTCCTGAAGAAATGGCAAACAAAACAACGCAACTCATTGACCAAATGAAAATCTTTTTCTCCGAGACAGACAAGGCAGTTCCTTCTTGGTACAACACGCCACCATCTTGGTGGGAAAAGAACGACACTTCCACCCCACGTGGACAGGCGTTTGGCGACACAACGTCAAGTCGTCTTTCTCAGACAATGAGTCGCCATGCGTCAATGAACGGAATGCTAACTGGAAAGAGAACTGTTACTTCCGGATACAGAAACTACGGTCTTGGCTCAATGAACTCCGACCATGTGACCGGAAGAGCATATGACCTTGTTGGACAAAACCTCGGACAGTACCAATCCCTTGTAAGGTCAACTGGTGGTTTTGCTGAATTCCACGGAGTTAACAAATCAAGACACCTTCATGTTGTTCCTGGTTCTGGTGCAATGGGCGACACTGGAATGCCAGTTGCCGGTTTGCCTCAGCAACCTATGGTTATGGGTTCAGGCGGTAAGGGTAATCAGTACAACTTCTATGTAACTGGTAGCCAAAACGCTTCGGCTAATGAGATAGCAAACATAGTTATGCAAAGAGTTAAGGACACAGAACGTTCTAACTCGGAGAGAATGTAATGTCAAAAGAAGGAAACTCTTATCAAAACCCAATTAGGTTTTATTCGTCTAGCGGTTCTCTTTTGTGGGAAAAAGGGAAAAAGGCATTTGACAGTCAGATTGCAGGAAAATACGCAGACGACCCAATAAGTGGAGATACGTACGTTTGTACTTCATACAAGTCATTGAACGATGAACCAGTATGGGCGCTTTTTAACACAGCAACACAAAAACCAACAACTGTTTATAAAGTTCTTGTAAACATGGGTAAATCCGGAAACGAACCATCAGCCGTTTCTTCTAGCGGAGCAAAAATTACTTACTCCAGTGCCGTTGTAATAAAAAGACTCAACAGAGGTGGTCAATACAGTGTAAAGAACTGGGGGTCGTTTATATTTATAAGCATTACTGACTCTGATTATAAGTTCATAAAAGGTGAACCAGTAACTTCTGCTGAGTCAACAACTACCGTTGCTTCAACTGGTGCTGACTCTAAATTAGTAAGCGTTCTTACTAAATCATTTAGAGAAATGGAAGAGATGTACAGTTATTTGTACACCGAATCAAATGGTAGAAGCGGTGCTTCAGCCATTAACAGAACAGACGCAAACGGAAATAGTGGATTTGGTGCCGGACTGACTCCTGCTCAAATGAACAGAACAGACGCAAATGGAAACAGTGGATTTGGCGCAGGAGCCGCCACCAGAAGATTCACCTCAGCACGCGAAGCGGAAGAAGCATTAGGTTTCGGTGTTGGCACCGTCGCATCGCCTGGTGGCGGAAGCAACCCAAGCGTATCCGGTGGTAAAAAAAATCCAAATGGATATGCCATAGCAAGAGGGAACCCATCTTACGGCGAATCAACAGCCGTTCTTAATTTTTTGCCGGATAGAAAAATAGGTGGACAGAATACTAATCTTCCATATATGCAGCAGACTATTACGGATTTTAATTCAGTTACCAATACCCGTGAAAGAATAATTAGAACTCACGTGTTTAATATAATTCCTAATAGTTTTGAATTTAGTCAACTTTCTTCAGTCTGGAACGAGGTTGAAAGAAGTGGAAACTACGCAATGGTTGATTGGTCTAAATATAACTTAACTAAGTGTACTTTTAGATTTTTAATTGCTGGCAAAAGAACGGACACAATTGACGCCGGCACCGCTAATGTAAAATCAGTAGTGGTAAACGATGGACTTGATGTTGATATTGAAGGACAAATAGAAAACCTGAGAGCAATGGGTGGTGGGCCATATCCAGTTATCTTGCATAACTTAAACACATTGACGTCTACCTCTTTTAGATTTCCATATGTAAACAACACTCGCAATATCCAATGGGTAATTGCCGACATGTCAATTACAGCAACAAGAATGACACCAAATGGTCGCAAAATGGCAGCAGCAGAAGTTTCAATAACTTTGAACGAATACCCAATTATTGCCAGAGACATTATTCCCCTCCCACCATTGGCTCCAGACAACCCGGTGCCCAAGGCATGTAAACCAAAACCGTGCACGCCCGCAAACCCAAAAAATAATCTTTTAACCGGGAAAAATTTTCTTACTCCTACCCCTATGGGAAATCAGCCCTCAATTGCTCTTCCAGAAAAAACACCCACCGTAGGTTAAGAATGTTTACATCAACATCACTACAAATAGGTGACTTAACAACAAAACAAATGTCTTCAGTAGCGTCAAACTTATTGACACTAAACATTAGTTACACAATGGATATGGCTAGTCAGTTATCGTTTACCGTAATTGACCCTGGTTTTGAAATGGCTTCTAGTAATTATTTCATTATTGGCCGTGATGTAGTTTATGAAACGACTTCAGTGTCAAAAATAAAAATTGCTAACTCTCCAGGAACGACTGGAGAACCAATCATAAACAGACAAAGACATATTTACGAGATTGCTTCTGTAAGTGTTCAGCAGCAAGGAAGTGCGTCTCCTCAATGGTCAATTGAGGCTATGCCAAAAGCAATTCAGCAAATGAAGAGAGACAAGAAACCGAGCGCTATTGGTGGCTCTGGTTATGCTTTTGTTCAAAAAGCGGCAAACTTTTATGGTCTTCGTTTTGTTGGTGAAAAAAGTGCAAGAATAAAAAGTGCTTCCAAAAACTCTGGCGATAATCAACAGGACTCAGTATGGACAGTAATTAAAAGTATTGCAGATAATTCTCAATATGTAGTATTTGTTGCTGATGGAACTTTATATTTTGGTACACATAAATGGCTTATGTATAAATGGGGAACTGAAAAAATTGAAGGAAGAATAAAATTAAAAAATGGTAAGCCAATAATTGGCGCAAATAAACTTCCTGAAAAATATGCAGACAGATTTTTTATTCCAATGGAATACGCTCCAACTGATTATTACAACAGTTCTTCTGGTCTATCTCTTAGGTCAAATACTAGAAAATTTGAAGTATTGAGTCTTCCTTCGTTGCGAGACTCGGGTAACGACCCGCTTGAAGGTCAGGGGAACCTCCTTGTTGCCAGAGACAACGGTGTTCAACTAAGACCCGGAATGACAATCAGAATAAACAACGTTCCCAACATGAGTAGTTTTTATTTGATTACCAGCGTTTCTTTTGGGGAACAGATAACAGACCCAGTTTCTGTTGAATTTAGAACACCAGAGCGTTTGAAGGTAAATGGAAAAGAGCCTAAGATACCTCAACTACCAGTAGGTAAAAAATTTGAGAGTTCCTATTTTCAGCCTTCACCAAAACTTGGAGCAACAAGTATTGGTCTTCCAATTTTCGGTGAAAGAACTCCAGAATTTGTTGGAGTTGGCACAACGATAAATCCTGTCGGCCCTCAGAATGTTGCAAAAATTCCAAACTCAAGAAGACTCAAAACTTATCCAATTTCAAAATCGGAACTACTTTCTTTTAAAGGTTCTGGATTAATTCCTGCGGATATTTTAGTTGCTGGAAATATTGATTGCTACAACAGGCCTATCAGTCTTGAGTATGAATACGGAGCATTGGCAGGTCCAACCTTAAATCCTCACGTTTATCCAATAGCAGCAACAGGAATTCCTTTAGATGCTGGTTTTATTTTGGCTGTGTCAACAACCTCACGAGCAATAGGAACTGGCTCAAAAGTGTTTACAATCACACCATCAGTCAATTCTTTTGCAACTGGTCAAAAAGTTCGCGCTTCCAGCACGGCAAACGCAGCAAACTACATGGAAGGTATTATTACTGTTGTGGGCACAACTTTGACAATGGATTGCACTGCATTTGGTGGTTCTGGAACTCTTGCTTCGTGGGTATTTTCTATTGCTGGCGTATTTGTTGTAACGGAACGCCTTTGGTGCGACAACGTACCAACGGTACTAACAACAGCCCAAGCAGAAACAAAATATGAATCAGAAGACTTGCATCATGGAATATTTCTTAGTAGAGAAAAGGCAAATAAATATATAGAACTATTGGTTTTAATACAAAAAGAAGTTCTTGAATACAGATTTCCAAAATCAGTAGAAAGTATACTGAATAGGACTGCTAAGCCATGGACGGTTGACATGCCTATATACCCAACGAGTGGGCAGATATCGGCAGCAGGACTTCCTTCCACCCTTTACCCGTCATCTGGACCAACTCCGCTTGTGGCTGGAAACATTACGCTAACTTCTAGACCTTTAGTAAAGAATACTGATGGTTCAATTAGCACTTTGTTGAGTTCTTATTTTAACGACGGAGCCAATGAAGTTGTGTACACCCCAGTTATTAACGGAAGAATTTATTCAGATGCAGACGCTCGGGATTATTACTTGACCACAGGAAAGCATTTGGGAAAATTTGCTAGTGGTAATACTGCTGATGCAGTTACATATATTCAAAACCTTAATACCATTCAGGTAACATGGTTAAACCTGGTCACATACGGACCAGCGCCGGTCCC